TAGACTGACCTTCTGGGCAGAACTGCTTAAAGTCATTAATTCAAAATCTGAACTTTTTAAAAACATTTCACCTTATAAAGACAACTGGATTGGAACAAGCTCTGGTATATCAGGAGTTGCATATAACTTTGTTATCACCAGAAATACATCGAGAGTTGAACTCTATATCAGCACTTCAAAAAAAGAAAAAAACAAAGAGATTTTCGATTTCCTTTACTCTCATAAAGATGAAATAGAAAAGACATATGGCAAAGAGTTGCTATGGGCAAGGCTTGACGATAAAGAGGCTTCAAGAATTTCGCATGCATTTGAGGGTTCCTATTTTGATAAAGATGGTTGGGGACATCTGATCGATAAACTAACAAGAAATATGATAGCATTAAACAATGCATTAAGCTCACATTGAAAAATTTTAAAAGCTCATCAAAAATAATGAGTTATCAAAGGAGTATACAATGATTAATGAATTTTTCAATGCTGTCGTTTCAGCGATTGATAATGAAGAAAAAGAGTTAAACACTTTGTTCGATGCAAATAAAGATCTATACACCAAGCACCATCATGGGGTATGCATTTTGTATGAAACTACTTTTGTGTATTTGATCTTCAAAGATCTTCTGAAAAGGGAATATCCATTCATAGTATACTGGGAATATCCATATCCAACGAATAAGAAGGAACACTGCGACCTAGCACTGCTAAATAAAAATGGAGATCTTGATTCCCTAATCGAATTTAAAATTTGGATAAAGGATCATGATAAAGAAATAAAATCCGATGTGTCAAAATTAAAGAAAGAGAATAATTGCAATAAGTATATAAATGTTATTGGATATGGTGAGATATAGAAGAAAACCATAATTATCTGATTAGAGATAACCTAATCAGTTTGGTAGATAAAAGGAGTATGACTACAAGGTTCTTCAAGACAGCTCTAGATAGGGTTGAAAATAATGAATTGAATGTGTTTATGTACAAGATTAAATAGTTGCGATTTGCGGATTAAGGTTTAACCGTTCAATGTGAATGCAAAAATTAGAATGTGCCTATTGTCCTTGAAAACACAAATCTCTGTGCTGCTTATGTGAATAGGTTGACTAAAGGTATACTAAAGTGTACTGCTTTTTCAATTTGTTCGTGCTATACTTAAAATATAAGAGTGACATAAAGAGTCTGGAATAAATCCGGGCTCTTTTCCTTGTATGGATGTGTCTATACTCCGTTAATTTATCCTTTACATATGAATAGGTAGGTGATCTCTATGCGATTAAACCTAAGAAACCTTGCAAGCATCCAGGATGTCCAACTTTAACATCAGAGTCATACTGTAGAGAGCATGCTAAGGATCATCTCGATGACAGAAAAAATGCAAAAGAGCGTGGTTACGACAGTAGGTGGAGAAAAGCGAGCAAGCGTTCTAAAAGTAAATCCATTGTGTAAGTATTGCTATAGAGAAGGAAAAATAACTGCAGCCACAGTTGTGGATCACAATATACCTCACAGAGGTGACAAAGTCCTATTCTGGGATGAAAATAACTGGCAGCCTCTTTGTAAAAGATGTCATGATAGGAAGACAAGAACTGAAGATCAATTTCCAGAGTATAAATATTAACCAGCTAGTGTATAATATGTGTTAATATATAATTAGCAATATTTGTATTTGGAGGTTTGAGGATGGATCTGGAAAGAGTTGAATTTGCACTTGGAAAAATCGAAGTGGGATTAACAAAATATTTAAACCTAATGGACCAGGTACACAAAGTTGATGTATCTGAGGACAACGAATTTCAGAAAAGGTACAATGGATTTTACAGAATGCGCCAAAGAAAACCTATATTTTATAAAGATTATTTTGATTTCATGGAGGCAAATAAAAACAAAGGTATTACCTATAATGAAGTGCTAAATCATTTTTATGAAAAGTTTGGTCGTATAGAAGCATCTTTCAGCAGTAAGCTTTTGGCGACAATCAATCCTAATATGCCTGTGTGGGATGAGTTTGTTCTTCAAAACTTGAATCTGAAGAAACCAACGTACAGCGATAAAAACAGGCTAAACAAAACCATAGACTTATACTCCCAGATTAGTAAATGGTATGATGAATTTCTAGCTTCAAATGAATCCGAAGAAATGCTTACACTATTCAATAAAAGATATCCGAATACAAATATAACTAATGTAAAAAAAATAGACTTGATTCTTTGGCAGATGAGATAAAATATATTAGGATAAATCTAAAAACGGCCCCCTAGGGGTATCAAAATCTCTGTAAACTGGCTCCAGGAGACCGCCAGCCCCCAACGCGTGAAATTTCGCATAATTAAACAAGGGGGGTTATCAATTGAATTGAATTATTGCTCTTGAAGTGCGCAATGACAATGCTTTTAGAGATAGTTTAAACTGTGAAAAGGTTATACAAATATAAAGCCGCAAAATAGCGCTTAAGTCTTGAAGTCAGATGGTTGAAGCAACTTTGCTGAAATAAATGAAAAATAATGTAAAAACGTTTGGAAAGCTTGAAAAATAGCTGTTTCAGGCGTTTTTTATTGCTCTTTTTCTATATACTATACGCAGAAAGGAGTATGGAGATGACAGAAATAGAAAAGCACCAAATCCATGATCTTCGACTTAAAGGCATTGGATACAAAGCTATTGCTGTCGTTCTTGGAAAATCAAGAGATAGTGTTCGTGGCTATTGCATTAGAAATGGACTTGATGGAGACTCAAAGGTTGTAGCGTTAAACGAGAAGAGAAGGTCATGAATCATCTGCTTTGTGCCTGCTGTAATAAAACCTATCAAGCAGAAAAAGCGTGGCAGAGCAAAGAGATTTTTGTTCAAGTGAATGCCGGAGAAAATGGTGGAAGGAAAATCCTCAGGCAAGGAATAAAAACGAAGCAGCCATATACACAATATACTTGTCCACAGTGTGGAAAAGTATTCACTTCTTATGGGAATAAAAAGCGTAAATATTGCAGTCATAATTGCTATATAAAATCAAGATTTTGGAGTGAAGAAGAATATAGAGAAGCTGATTTTGAAAAGGATAGCAGTTATTGACGCAGATTTAATAGCCAGGAAGAAACATCGTTTTCCTAATTTGGCATGTATGAAAATCACGGTTACTACAAGAGCCACGGATATAAGGTTTGTTTAAAGCTGATTATAATGATTTGAGCAAATTTGAAAAGGTCTTGATATCAAAAGTTTTACAGATACAAAGATTGATGATGAAGTTTAAAGCTCTCTAATGTGAGGTATGGAGGGTACAGGATTTTATTATGATAAAGCTCCTGCTTTGCCATATGCTATTGAAACACCATTTTCCTGATTACCATTTATAACGACGACTGGTTGAATCGCAGATGCAGAAGGGATGCAAAGAAAGGAACTTTAAATATTATCAGGATTATTCTATAGGATTCATAACTCGGGGATGTTTCAGAAAGTGCATTTTCTGTGTTAACCAGAGTTATGATACAGTTTATGAACACAGTCCATTAGAAGAATTTCTTGATGTGACCAGGAAAAAGGTTTGTTTGTTAGATGATAATTTTCTGGGTTGTTCATCTTGGAAGAATTTATTAAAAGAACTACAAGATACAAGAAAGTCTTTTCATTCAAGCAAGGATTAGATGAGCGGTTGCTAACTGAGGAAAAATGCGATATGCTCTTTGGCAGCAAATATGATGGTGATTACATTTTTGCATTCGACAATATAGAAGATGCAAAAATAATCGAGGAGAAAATAAGGCTTGCCAGAAAGTATACTTCAACAATATTGAAGTTTTATGTGTTTTGTGGATTTGATAGAAAAGGCAAATGGGATCAGGACTTTTGGGTTAGGGACATCTTTGATATTTTTATCCGAGTTGAAATACTTATTCAAAACCGATGCATTCCATACATTATGAGGTTTGAAAGATATAAGGAAAGTCCATACAGAGGAATGTATATTACTATAGCAAGATGGTGCAACCAACCGAGCATATTCAAAAAGAAAAGTTTAAGAGAATTTGCTTTAGCATATGGTAAGGAAAGTGCATGTTATAAATACTTAAGCGATTTTGAGGAGGAATTCCCAGAGGTCGCTTATTTTTATGACCTGAAATTCGAAAGGTAGGGAAATAAGAAATGGAATTTAGAAAAATAAGAATAGATGATCTGATACCGGCATCATACAATCCAAGGAAAAAACTAAAACCGGGAGACAGTGAGTTTGAAAAGATTAAGAATAGCATTACAGAGTTTGGCTATGTTGATCCTGTCATCGTAAACAAAGACATGACTGTGATAGGTGGCCATCAGAGGATAACTGTTTTAAAGGAGCTTGGCTATTCGGAAATAGAATGTGTAGTTATTAATATCGATAAGACAAAAGAGAAAGCCTTGAACGTTGCTTTGAATAAAATCAGCGGTGAATGGAATAAGGAACTATTAGCGGATCTGATTAAAGATCTGCAATCGCTTGATTATGATATAGGGTTTACTGGTTTTGAACCACCAGAAATAGATCAGCTTTTTAATGAGGTACATGATAAGGATGTAAAGGAAGATGACTTTGATCTTACAAAAGCGCTTGAAGAAGCAGCCTTCGTTAAGCGTGGAGACATATGGACAGTCGGAAGACATAGATTGATGTGTGGGGATGCAACTAATTCAGAGGATGTTGCAAAATTGACAGCAGGACGCAAAGTTAATCTTGTAGTTACTGACTTGCCTTATGGCGTTTCATACACAGGCGGAACTGGCTTAAAAATTAAAAATGATGATCTCAAGGGTGAGGAATTCTATAATTTCATCTTGGCATCCTTTAAGAATATGGCTGAAAACATGGATGCAGGTGCATCTATATATGTGTTTCATGCTGATACCGAAGGATTAAATTTCAGGCGTGCATTTGTTGATGCTGGATTTCATTTAAGCGGAGTTTGCATCTGGAAGAAGAATTCTCTGGTTCTAGGCAGGAGTCCTTAAAACTGGATTCACGAACCTGTTTTATTCGGCTGGCTTAAAGGTGGAAAACATAAATGGTATACAGGAAGGGCAGAAACAACTGTATGGAATTACGATAAACCGAAAAGAATGAAAATCATCCAACTGAAAAGCCCATTAACCTTTTGTCATATCCTATTAAGAACTCATCTCAGGTCAATGGAATTGTAATGGATAACTTATAGGATCAGGCTCTACGATGATTGCCTGTGAGCAGACTGATAGGATTTGCTTTGGTATGGACCTAGATGAGAAATATGCCAGCGTTGCACTTCGTAGATATGTCGAATTCGCCGGATCCGATCAAGGAGTATTCGTAGAGAGAGATGGTGAAAAAATTCCATACGCAGATCTTGTTAAGGAAGTTGCAATAAAAGAGTAAAGGAGGAAGTTTGAAAATGTTGGTCATGAAGAATAAACAACATGCTTTCATCAAGAAAGTTGAAATATATAGTAAAGTCCTGACAAAGCAGCAAAGAAGTACCCTAATTGGCCAAGCAAAAAAAGGAGATATTGAAGCAGCTGAGAGAGGACTTTCAAAACTTCTTAAAAGAACAAATATAGTTTTAAATTAACTTGCTATTATATGTGTTTAGAGCAATATATAGACTACCACAATATACAGGGGGGTAGTAAAATGCAAAAAGGAGATTATTTGTTAAGCAGAGATGGTAAAAAGGTGTACCAGATTGTTGGAAGGTTTGACGGAGATGTTGTACTAGAGAGCATGAGCGAAGAATCGGAGGAAGTCCTAATCTATGGTCCAGCAGAGCTTGAAGGTTTAATCTCAATAGGTCATTTCAGAAAGCTTTACAAAACCGGAATTAAGGTTAACGAAGAAGGCGGTGTGAAACATGAATAGAAAAGAGATTGCCTTAAAACTAAGTGAAGCACTGAATGCAAAACTGAAATATCTGGGAGCTCCTAGTTTCGCTTATGAAGTAGCTAGTGAAACTGAAACCTTCACAATAGACAGGCAAGGCCTAATCTGGAATTCAAAAGGAGATGTGGTGGATATCGAAATGATTCTAAATGAAAACCAGACAGAACCTTCAGTGAGAAAATCGCACCTACTGAAAGCGAAGAGGCTTTGTTTGATGGATTTGAGGTTGAATTCTCCTTTAGCGGTCATACCGGAATATCCTTGCAGAACATAATAAACATGGTTTCAAGCAAGCAGAAGCTTATAGTTAGAGCTTTCAAACTCAATGAATTACTGATAGATGAGGATTTCGCTGAAGAACTAAGCCGTAAATTGATTAACTCCATAGGAGATTTCAAAGCATCATTCCTTGAGGCAGGCCCGAACAGATGCAAAGGGCTGACATTCGATTTTGAGAATGAGACATTCACATTTAAGCTAATTGGCGAGAATCTAACAAAGGACAAGATGACAGCCTTTATGGACTTGGCGGTGCTTATAAACATGAATGCCAAAATCCAAAAGCATGCATTCTTCAAGCCTACACAGGAGGAAAATCCCAAATATGCTTTAAGGACTTGGCTTATCAGGCTGGGGATGAATGGCGATGAGTATAAAACCTCAAGGAAGGTTTTACTCTCGGAACTGGAAGGCAGCAGCGCCTTTAGAAAGCAAAGAGGGGAGATTGACAAAGCATGAAACCAGTATGCAAATTAATAGGTGATGACGGAAATATCTTTAATTTAACTGGCATAGTGAGAAGGACACTTACTGATGCGGGTGAACCTGAAAAAGCTGTTGAGATGACAGAGCGAGTTATGCACTCTAAGAGCTATGACGAAGCATTAAGAGTCATTATGGAATATGTCGAAGTAGAGTAATTACTTGGAGGTCAAGATTATGGATAGATTTTTCACTCAGAAATATTGCGATAGATGTGGAGGCAGCCTTGAGAATGGAAGGATTATGTCTATGTTTAATACTGATTGCATTTGTATAGAGTGCAAAGAAAAAGAAATGAAGAGAAGTGACTACCTGAAGGCTGTTGAGGCAGAACAAGATGAAATAAGAAAAGGAAATTACAATTACAAAGGTATAGAAGATTAATAGTAACTCTGATTGGAGCCTGTCATTTGATAGGCTTTTTTCTTATGATAAAGTTGAGAGGAGGTGATATCTATGGTGCAAAAAGGAAGAAAACCAATCCCAACAGCAATAAAAGAGCTGGAAGGAAATCCAGGAAAAAGAAAGCTTAATCACAATGAACCGAAACCAGAAAAGAAGGCTCCCAAATGTCCTTATTGGCTTGAATCTGAAGCTAAAAAGGAATGGCGAAGAACAGCAAAGAAGCTTGAAGAGCTAGGAATACTTACTGAAATTGATATGGCAGCTTTTGCTGGATACTGTCAAGCATATGCAAGGTGGAGAGAAGCTGAAGAATTCATTTCAAAGCACGGAACCATCGTGAAGACTCCTTCAGGGTATTGGCAGCAGGTACCACAGGTATCTATCGCTCAGACTTATCTTAAAATTATGAATCGCTTTTGTGAACAGTTTGGACTAACTCCTTCTGCGAGATGCAGAATTGTTGCAGATAATTCAATAAATACGGATGATCCAATGGAGTTTATGCTATTTCAAGGCGGTGGCAAGGTTGTATGATGAAAAGAAAGCGCAGTTTGCAGTTAACTTTATCAATTGTCTTAAACATACAAAAGGACAATGGAGAGGACAGTCTTTTGAACTGTTGCCATGCAAGATAAAATTATTCAAGATGTTTTTGGCACACTTAAGGAAAATGGATATAGGCAATACAATACAGCGTATATAGAGGTACCCAAAAAAAACGGTAAATCAGAGCTTGCAGCGGCAGTAGCACTTTTAATGACTTGTGGTGATAGAGAGTGGGGAGCTGAAGTTTATGGTTGCGCTTCGGATAGACAACAGGCTTCTATTGTATTCGATGTTGCAGTTGACATGGTGGATCAGTGTCCAGCACTAAAAAAAAGAATCAAGCCAGTGATGTCAGTCAAACGTTTAGTATATAAGCCTACAAACAGTTTCTATCAGGTTCTATCTGCTGAAGCATATACCAAACACGGCCTTAATGTCCATGCAGTCGTATTTGATGAATTACACGCGCAGCCGAACAGAGATCTGTTCGATGTTATGACCAAGGGATCCGGTGATGCCAGGCTACAGCCGTTATTTTTCCTTATAACTACTGCTGGAAAAGATAGAACTCAATATGTTTCGAGCAGCATCAAAAAGCTATTGATGTCCTTGAGGGAAGAAAAATCGATCCAACTTTTTATCCTGTCATATACGGAATAGAAGATAATGATGACTGGGGTGATGAGGCAAATTGGTATAAAGCAAATCCATCTCTTGGATGCCTATTGATATCGAAAAAGTTAGGAATGCCTATAATAGCGCTAAAGAAAATCCGGCAGAAGAAAATATCTTCAGGCAACTTAGATTAATCAATGGTTAAGCAGTCTGTTCGTTGGATGCAAATGGAGAAGTGGGATGCAAGCAATGAAAAAATTGATCTTGAACAGCTTAAAGGAAGAGAGTGTTATGGAGGTTTGGACCTTTCAAGCACAACAGATATAACTGCATTTGTTCTGGTATTTCACCAAGAAATGATGAGGAGAGCTTTGTCGTACTACCTTTCTTCTGGATACCTGAGGACAATTTGAAAACTAAGAGTTAAGCTAGATCACGTTCCATATGACATTTGGGAAAAGCAAGGATACATCAAGACTACTGAAGGGAATGTTGTCCATTATGGCTTTATAGAATCTTTTATAGAAGAGCTTGGAACTAAATACAACATTAAAGAAATCGCTTTTGACAGATGGGGAGCAGTACAAATGGTTCAAAATCTAGAAGGTATTGGTTTCACGGTAGTGCCTTTCGGACAAGGATATAAAGATATGTCACCGCCTTCAAAGGAGTTAATGAAGTTAACGCTTGAAAAGAAAATTGTTCACAGAGGCAATCCGGTTCTTAGATGGATGATGGACAATATTTATGTAAAAGACGACCCTGCGGAAACATAAAACCGGACAAGGAAAAATCTACTGAAAAAATGATGGCGCAGTCGCAACCATCATGGCTCTGGACAGGCAATTAGAAATAAAGGGAACAGTGTTAGTATTTATGATAATAGAGGAATCCTGGTTCTATAATTCAATTCAGCTGCAATTAACAATCTACTGCGTATATAAAAAAATAATTAATGTACATTTCCAAAGTCACAAATTCAGTCCTTTAGGTATCTTGGTATAGTGAAGGGTTCTTAATATTTAAAGGCTATATGAATATAATTCCTACCATTGGATATTATATTAAGGAGACCGCAAGATATTGAAAGGGTGGAGAGGCAAATGCTTATTTATCAGTGTGAGTGTTGCGGACATGAAAGCAACAGAATTAAAGATCAAGGACCTGATGGAATGATATTATGCAACAAATGTGCTGACATGAGATGGTGTAAGGATTGTGAATCATGGGTGAAAAGGACAAATATATTGATTTTGCGTAAGCATGCTTTAGCTGTTTTGAAATAGAGCTTTATAGCATAAATGAAATGGACTACGACTGAAAATTTGGATAAGTAGTTACTAAGGACGACATTATGAAACTTGCAGAGAAAGCACTTATTGCGGCGTTGCATTATGAATTTATAACTCCATTTGCGTTAGGTAGCAATTGGTGAGGCATCAAACCAGACAATGAAAGCAGATAATATGAATAAATTTGTTTGTGCTATAATATTGGTATAAAGCAGATAAAACTGCGACATTGAGGTTTTGGAGGTGATTGTAAATGGTTAATGCGCACGAATACTTCATGCAAAATTATTTATTTTCAAAAGAGGACCTGCTAAAATCGTTTATGGCATATATAGAATTCATTAAAACAACAAAGGATGAAGGGATTAGTGAAGAAAACCGTGAAATGTTACTAAAACTATGTAAAAAATTCAAAGTTAAATTGAATAATTGTATTTTGCCAAAATTGCCTGATGAGTGGTTGTTCTACGAGTATTCGCTAACAGGCGATGGAATTGAACTATATCTAATGGAATGCAATGAATTCAATGTTGACGAGGATGGACTTGGAACGGATATGACGGCAACCGAACAAAGTGTTTTAATAACCGAAAAATGTGAATATTTTACCGTGAAGGAATATGCTGAGTACTACAAAGTTCCAGAAATGAAGGTCCGTAAATGGATTGAAAAAGGAAAAATAGAAACCTGAAAAAGAAAGACGAAGACTGGCTTATTCCTTCTATCAAGATAAGCCCAAACGTGGATTTCAAAGTGTAACATATTCATGGGACAAATTGCCGGAAGTACAATCTTAATATTCCCACTATTAAAAGATTATAAAGACATGTATATTTCAGGATTATGAAGATAAATCCAAATTCAATTGCATATTAGGCTATCAGGGTCAGAAAATCGTATGAAGGTATCTGTCAATGCAAAAGAAAGAGAAAAAATGAATTTGCTCTGATAACGGACCCAAATGTCAAAAAAGAAGAAACGAAATTTATGTACTACCCAAATATAAAGGATTAACCCTAAAGGTTTTTGTTTTATAGATTTGTTATTATATTGAACAACTCAGCATTTCTACTGGACAGTTTAATAGCTGGCTATAATACTTAGAAAAACATTCTGCACAATTAATTTTTATTCTGCACAAAATATGGACAAAAAAGTGCAGAATCATATCATTAACTTGGTGAAAAGGCATTGATTCTGCCTAAACAAGATTGACTTCTGCACAATTTAGTGATAATATTATGCAGAAAGAACAAGGATTAGGCAGAAAGGAGTCTATGAATGCGTAAATTCGATTATGTAAATATTCCTAATGAATTAATGAATTATGAGTTGATGAACTTGGTATCAGCAATTCATGAGTATAAGGAAAGCAAGAGTTATTTATCGACGCAAAGTCAGATGTGCTTGAGGCAATGCTTGAAATTGCAAAGATTTCAAAGCACAGGCGCTTCTAACAGAATTGAAGGAATTCATACATCGGATGAGCGTCTTGATGCATTGATTAAGGCAAAAGCAGAGCCACGTAAACAGGTCTGAAAGGAAATAGCTGGTTACCGCGAGGTGCTGAATCTGATTCATGACAATTATGATTACATGGTTCCGCGTACAAATATAATATTGCAGATGCACAGGGATCTATATCATTTTAGTCCGTCTTCAAATGGGGGCAGATTCAAAAATATAGACATGTTATTTCTGAAACAGATTCAAACGGAGAAAGCAAGATCCGTTTTCAACCACTCAGTGCATATTGAAACCCCTGAGGCTGTTGAAAGATTACGGAGGCTTTTATTGAGGCGATCAATGCTGAAAAATACGACCCATTGCTGCTATTTGTATGTTCATATTAGATTTCCTCTGCATACATCCCTTCAATGATGGTATTGAAGAATAAGCCGATTATTGACTCTGCTCGCATTGTATAGATCTGGTTATATAGTTGGCAAATATATTAGTATTGAGATGATAATTGAAAAAACAAAGGAAACCTATTATGAAGCGCTGTATGATAGTTCCATAGGCTGGAAGGAAGGGAATAATTCCTATTTGCCGTTTGTCAAATATTATCTTGAGGTAATACTGAGTGCCTATAAAGTGTTTCAGCTCGTGTACTGCTAATGCAAGATAGAAGTTTATCAAAGCCAGAACGAAATAAGAAAGCTATTTGATAGCACGCTTAATAGATTATCAAAGCGAATAATAATAGAAAAATTCCCGGACATAAGTACATCGACGGTTGAGGCAACTCTGGCGGCTTTGCTAAAGGAAGGTTATATCATTAAAGTCGGGGCTGGTAAAAATACAGCATATATTCGAAATGCGGATAAATAAAAGAAAATTTATAAAAATACAATGGTGAAAGCATCTTCTGAAACAAGAGGGTGCTTTTTTCATGACCAATTTTAGGAGGAATTGAATGAGGATACCATTAATGTCAAAATATTTTCAATCGAGAGCTGGCCCAACGAATAGGTCTTGGGGAAGCGCATATAGTTTCTTTTTGGCAGCACAGCTAGTGGAATGACGGTCAATGAACGAACAGCAATGCAGACAACTGCAGTTTATGCCTGTGTTAGAGTCTTGCGGAAGCAATTGCCTCACTCCCGTTTCATACTTACCGATATACTGATAACGGAAAGGAAAAAGCAACAGACCATCCTTTATATTATTTACTTCATAGTGAACCAAACCCTGAGATGACTTCATTCGTGTTTCGAGAAACACTTATGGGTCATCTTTTACTTTGGGGAAATGCATATGCACAAATTATCCGGGATGGTCGAGGAAAGATTCTTGCTATTTACCCGTTGCTTCCGGATAAGATGACAGTTGATCGAACTGAAAAAGGTGAAATTTATTATATTTACAACAAAGATGGAGTAGATTATCTGCTTAGAAGTGAAGAAGTATTGCACATTCCAGGGCTTGGATTTGACGGACTGATTGGGTATTCTCCCATAGCTATGGCGAAGAAATGCTATAGGTATGGCCATTGCCACAGAGGAATATGGGGCGAAATTCTTCGCAAATGGTGCAAGTCCAGGTGGAGTTCTTGAACATCCGGGAATAATCAAGGATCCAGCAAAAATAAGGGAAAGTTGGAACGCAGTATATCAGGGATCAGGGAATGCACATCGGATAGCGGTTTTGGAAGAGGGCATGAAATTCCAAAGTATAGGAATTCCTCCGGAACAAGCTCAATTTCTTGAGACACGTAAATTTCAGATAAACGAAATAGCAAGGATTTTCAGAGTACCGCCGCATATGGTTGGCGATCTTGAAAAATCCAGCTTCTCAAACATTGAGCAGCAGTCGCTTGAGTTTGTAATGTATACTTTGGATCCTTGGGTTATAAGGTGGGAGCAAGCTATTCAAAGAGCACTTTTTTCGCCGGCAGAGAAAAATGAATACTTCGCAAAGTTCAATGTCAATGGACTTCTACGTGGAGATTATCAAAGCAGGATGCAGGGCTATGCAGTGGGTAGACAAAATGGGTGGCTCTCAGCAGACGATATCAGAGAGCTTGAAGACATTGAACAAATGCCTGAAGGCAGTGGCGGTGATAGATATTTGGTTAATGGAAATATGGTGGATATCACTAACGCTGGCACCTGGGCTAATCAAAGCAATAATGGACAGGAGGGATAAATTTGAATAAAAGATTTTGGAATTGGGTTAAGAATGAAAATGACAGAACCCTTTATCTGGATGGGTATATAGCAGAAGACAGCTGGTTTGACGATGAAATTTCGCCAAAGCAGTTCAAGGCGGAGCTTTATGCTGCGGATGGCGATGTTACTGTTTTCTTAAACTCACCAGGAGGCGATGTTTTCGCAGCAAGTCAAATCTATACAATGCTTAAGGAATATCCAGGCAATATCACTGTGAAAATAGAAGCGATTGCGGCAAGCGCAGCTTCGGTTATTGCAATGGCAGCAAAGGATGTATATATTTCACCGGTAGCAATGATGATGATTCATAATCCTTCAACAGTCGTATTCGGCGAAGTTACGGATTTGCAGAGTGGAATCGATATGCTGTCAGAGGTTAAGGAAAGCATCATCAACGCTTATGAGCAGAAAACTGGATTGTCCAGAACAAAGATATCAAAAATGATGGATGCGGAAAGCTGGTTCAATGCAAAGAAAGCTGTGGAACTTGGCTTTGCAGACAAAGTGCTGTATGAGAAAGAAGATAGTGAAGACAAGTCGCCTGGGGCGGCTTTTATTTTTGACAAAATGACGGTCACAAATGCCCTAATCAAAAAGTTGCCTTTTGAAAAAGCAACAAAGAAAGCAAATATACCAGAGCCAGATAATACTACACCGATCAATCAGCTGGAAAAAAGGCTGAATTTATTAAAAACATTAAAATGGAGGATGAGATATGAGTAAAATTTTAGAACTAAGGGAACAAAGAGCAAGTCTGTGGGAGAGCACAAAAGCTTTTCTTGACAGCAAAAGAACTGAAACAGGACTACTGTCAGCAGAGGACACAGCCACATACGAAAAGATGGAAACGGAGGTTGTAAACCTTGGCAAGGAAATCGAGAGGCTGGAAAGGCAAGAGGCACTTGATCTTGAGCTTTCAAAGCCAATAAACACTGCAATCAAGACAGCACCTAATGCAGCTTTTGACGATACGGAAAAGGGCAGAGCAAGCAACGAATACAAGAATGCCTTCTGGAAAGCCATGAGAAATAAAAGCAGCTTTGAAGTTCAGAATGCCCTTCAGATAGGAACGGATTCTGAAGGAGGGTACTTAGTGCCTGATGAATTTGAAGCGATCTTGATCCAGGCTCTCGAAGAAGGAAATGTATTCAGGCAGCTTGCAAATATTATTACAACCTCATCAGGCGACAAGAAAATTCCTGTTGTAGCTTCAAAAGGAACTGCATCTTGGGTAGAGGAGGAAGGAAATAATTCCTGACTCAGATGATGTTTTCGGACAGGTATCTATAGGAGCCTTCAATTGGCCACTATGATTAAGGTTTCGAGGAGCTTCTTAATGATAGTGTTTTAATTTAGAAAGCTATATAGCAAAAGAGTTTGCAAGAAGAATCGGCAATAAAGAAGAAGAAGCCTTCTTTATTGGTGATGGATCCGGAAAACCAACCGGTATATTCAATTCCACGGGAGGAGCTTCAGTTGGAGTGACTGCTGCAAGTGCCACAGCAATAACGATTGACGAAATAATTGACTTGTATCATAGTCTTAAATCGCCTTATAGGAAAAAGGCGGTTTTTACAATGAATGATGCAACTATAAAATTTGTAAGAAAGCTTAAGGATGGTAGTGGACAGTATATTTGGCAACCATCTGTAAGTGCGGGCCAGCCAGACACCATTTTAAATAGGCCTGTTATCACATCAGAATATGTTCCGACTATTGCAGCGTCAGCCAAGACCATAGCTTTTGGTGATTTCAGCTACTATTGGATTGCAGACAGGCAGGGAAGGTCTTTCCAAAGATTAAATGAACTATATGCTGCAAACGGACAAATAGGTTTCAGGGCTACTCAAAGGGTAGATGGAAAGCTGATTCTTTCAGAAGCAATCAAGGTGCTTCAGCAGAAAGCGTAGGTGAATCAGTATGAGTAATGTAAAAAACTATTCTGAGCAAGGCGGAGAAAAATGGATTGTAGGTGGGGAACTTCAAATTGCTGCTGGAGGGAAACTTACATTTCAAGGAGCAGAACTAAAACCAGCAGCAGTACAGGTCGACAGCACAGCATCGACAGTAGCAGGCGTGGTTGCTGATCTGAATTCCCTGCTTGCAAAACTAAAAGCGGCAGGACTTATGGCATCTGAATAATAAAATT